AATGAAGCACTTTCTTACTATAATGCACAAGTAGCTAGGTATGAAAATGCTAAACGTAGAATAGCAGAGATGCGTAGTGATAGCTCCAAGTATGAAGTTGATGATATTATCATTACAGGAAGACCTAATCCTGCAAGAGCAGGTTCGTTTGACTACTACTCTAGACTAGCTATAGCAACTACAAAACCAGGTGTAGAATACCCTGTAGGGGGTATATCATTTGGTAGTAATAGAGCTGTTGACTTTGTTGGAGGAGACCTTCGCCCAGGAGCTTATACTATTCTAAGAAATGTAGGGGTTACAAGTAGTGGTAAGGCTATTCACATGAAAGTAACATTTAAGTCAATGGATTTAAGTTCTCATGCTACAACTAGTGGTGCTTATGGTGAGAAAGAATGGCTCACTGTGAGGTCAGAGAGTGGTGCTGTATCAATCTCAATAGGTAACTTCTATAGAGTAACAGGTACATTTGACTTCTTTGATGATTCAGGAGCACCTTTAAACCTACTTACAGTAAATGTCGTAAATGACATTGACTATAAACAAGGGTTCTTTGTGTACTACAATAACAGTAGAACAATTTACTATAATCCTGATGGTTCTGGAATTATCAGAAAAGGTAAATATGCAGTAGCAGAAGAGAGCTATAATGCTAAAAATGAGAGCAGTATTCCTAAAGGCTCTTTAGTCTTTGCAGGAGTAGGTTCTTCTATTGATTGGGATATTATAGCTAATCACCCTGGAGTTACTTATATTGATGAGGATAACAATAGGGATACAAGTTGGATTATGAGTTTCTTTGGTAACTACTTTAAAGGTGAGGTTGTTGACTTGCATGAGCCACAAAAACCAGTTAAACCTGAACCTCCAAAAGAACTTTGTAGCCTAACAGACTGTAACTTTGATTGCTTAGGAGATAAATAATGTCAGATTGTGTAAACTGTCAGTGTGAAGATATAGTGGTTGGTAAGACAGGTTGCCAATCACTCTTAGCACAAAATGATGACAAAATCAAAATGCACGCACTTGTCCTTAGAGACAGTCAACTGTGTGATATTGTAGACCAAACAGCTAAGTTTGCCTACTCACAGTGGTGCTTTAACAAAAATGTGTCTAATCAGCTTTGTTGGTTAGCCAATAACAGTGGTGGAGGAAGTGCTCCTACCTATAAAGCAGGCAATATGATTACCATCTCTCAGGATGGTACAATTAGCTTTTCAGGTACTATTCCTGAACAAGCACAGCCTTACAATGATTCAGCACTTAGAGCAGAGAACGAAAAGCTCAAAAGGGTTTTAACAAAAATTATAAACAACTTGCAAGCTAGTGGAGCTTGGCAAGGTGGACTAGATGGAGACTTTGTACCTAACCGTAATATTGCTACAGGTAACATTAACTTGTTCAGTAATACTACTGATGGAGGACACTTTATTCGTACAAATAATGGAAGTACAGAGAATGACTTAGCAGGAGGAATTGGATAATGAGTTGTTATTCTTGTGGAGGAAATCCAAATACATTTTGTAGAGATTGTACCTACCCTAAAGACACTTGGATTGCTCCTGTGGATAAACTACCTGATACTTTCATGGGTGATTTTGACCACTTATTCAGAACTCCTGACGGTAATCTTTATGCACTAGCTCCTGAGAGAGATAGATGGATTCGTGTCAATGGAGAAGCAGGTAACGCTGTTTCTTACAATGACACAGAACTAAAGAAAAGGATTACAGCCTTAGAAGGAAGAACAGATAATTTTGTATCAGGTATTGGAGTATCTAGAGAAGGTGATAAGGTAAAACTTAAATACACATTTATTGATGGTACTCATAAAGAGGTAGAATTTGAAGATAAAGACACTAAGTCTATTGCCTATGACGATTCTGCTCTTAAAGCTAGAGTATCAGCTCTTGAAGGTAGACAAGATAGGGATACTGTTTATGATGATAGTACACTCAAGGCAAGGGTAAAAGCACTAGAAGACAAACCTGCTCCTACAATTCCAAAAGAACCTGTTCACAGATTTTACAATGGCGATATTCCAGGAGCAGGTAATCCTGCTGATATAAAGACTGTGAGCAAAAATAACTTCAGAAATCCTGATGGAATTAAAGCTGGGGATACACTAGAGGATTTTGCTACAGACTCTAATAGTGTTAGTAGAAGTATTTGGAAGGTATTAGAGGTTGATGGAGATAATGTAAAAGTACAAGGTATTGGTAATTATTTCACTAACCTACGTAAGAACTTAAATTACAATCCTGACACAAAACAATTATCCATTGATGGTGGTAATACAATCACTTTACCAAGTGAAAAACAGACCATTTCTAAACAAGGTAATAAACTCATTCTATCTAATGGTGGAGGAGAAGTTGACCTACCACAGCCAAACAATGCAGTAGCTTATGACGATAAACCTTTACGTGATAGAGTAACTGCTTTGGAAGGAAGAAGAGACAACGACAACCAAACTCTAACACTTAATGATAGAACCCTATCAATTTCAAATGGAAATTCAGTGACACTACCAAGTGATAAGCAAACTATTTCTAAGCAAGGGAATAAGCTTGTGTTATCAAACGGAGGAGGGGAAATTGATTTACCTACTCCAAAAGACTCTGTGCCTTATGATGATACAGCATTGAGAAATAGGGTTAAGGCTTTGGAGGATAAACCTGCTCCTGCTAAACAAAAATTATCCCTTTCAGGAAATACACTATCTCTTACAGATGGTGGCTCTGTAACCCTACCTGATAATAGTCAACCTGTGCATAGGTTCTACAATGGAGATATTCCAGGTAGAGCTGATACCAACACAGTAAAAACTGTACCTAAATCAGGCTTTAGAAACCCTGATGGTATTAAAGTAGGTGACACAGTAGAGGACTACTGGTCTGACAAAAATACTATCAATAGGGGTATATGGAAAGTCACAGAGGTTAAAGGTAATGATGTTAAGGTTCAAGGTATTGGTAACTATGATGCTAATATCAGAAGAAACCTATCATTCAATGCTAACACAAGAACTCTCACTATTGATGAGGGAGGTAGTGTTACCCTTCCTAATGATAAACAAACTATCAGCAAGAGTGGTAATAAGATTGTGTTGTCTAATGGTGGTGGAGAGGTAGATATCCCTACTGCAACACCTTACAATGATGCAGATATTAAGCGTAGACTTGGTGTGCTTGAAGCTAAGCCTGATAATGACAAACAGACACTATCTATCAGTGGAAACACTTTGTCTATATCAAATGGCAATTCTGTGAATATACCACAACCAAACCTTAGTGGATACGTTCCTATTGATGAGTATAACAAGCTAAAAGGTGCTTTAGAGAAGTTACTTACTGACCTTAAAGGTTCAGGTGCTTGGAGACAAACTGGTGCAACTGTGTTTGAAGGCTCACTTGACCCTAACAGACACTTAGCTACAGGTAATATTAACTTGTTTGGTGGAGCTACAGATGGAAGCTCATTTATTAGAACTAATAATGGAAGCACAGAAAATGACCTTGCAGGAGGTATTGGTTAATGGCTAGTTGGAAGGATGGTAAGGGTCTCTATACTTGGGGTACTTATAGTAACCGAGGAGACCATACCAAAATTTATGTAGTTGGTGGGCCTGGAGGTGGTGACAGTAACTACTTCTATATCTCTAATGAAGACATGAGTGCTCTTAGAGCTAGAAACTTTGGTACTGGTGTTCACTTCTGGTGGGAAGGTAAAACACTAAAAGTAACAATCAACTTGCTTATCCTTACAGCAAGGGATGATTATAGAGTCCTCAGTGGTGAGAGAGTAAAATATGTTGGTGATAGTAGTGTTGACTATAACTTCTTTGCCAACCTTCAATACCAAACTAGGGATGGTCAATGGCACAAGCTGGGAGACCACTTAGTAAACACTCACTATGGTGGAGAGCCTATCTACCCTAAAGAAGGATGGGATACACAGAAGTCAGGTTACTTGTGGAATACTTTCTCCTTCCCTGATATCAATATAGATGATGTTAAGCAATTCTCTCTTGGTATTCATGGTGACTATGATGAGGTAGGTAATTGGGTTTACTACCCTATTGAACAGATTAAACCTACACCTAAGAAAGTTAATCTTAGAGTAAAATATGTTGATGCTGAGACAGGTAGAGAGCTTGCTTCTCCTATTGTGTACAGCGTAGATGCAGGTACTAGTCATAGAGAAGAAGCTAAAGTCATCCAAGGTTACACTCCAAGACAGACATTCTTCCAACTTAATATCAATGAGGACACAGAATTTACTTTCCGATACAATAGGAATAGAGAGTATAGAGATGTTACTGTTGAATATGTGGAAGAGGGTACTGGAAGAAAACTAAGGGATAGTATAGTTCTTTATAGGCAAGAGGTAGGTACTAATGTAAGTGCTCCTGCTCAACCTATACAAGGTTATCATCCTGATAGCTCTTATAAGACTATATTAGTTGATAAAGGAACTAATGTCATTAGGTTTATCTACTCTAGAAATATCACTTATATCAGACCATGGGCTATTAGAAAAGCAGGTGTGTGGAAATCATTCACCACTAATAGCACAAATATGATTAAGCGTGTAGGAGGTTCTTGGAGCAAGAAAGATACTTCAATGGACTCTTCTCTAGCAGGAAGAGATAAGTCACCTAGTGATACTAATGGTAACAAATCTGCAAGCTATATCCGTAAGAGTGGTAGCTGGAAGAGACAAGGAAAGATAGGTAGCTAATGGTAGCAACTGATAAGAAAGAAACAAAGCTTAATGAAGCATCCTTCACAAGCTATAAGGACAATGCAAAAGACCATTGTTGGTATGATAGCTGTGACTGTGATGATGTTATGGTAGCTGACTGTAATGCTCTTGTGGAGGAGAATAACAAAGGAGTAGGTAGATTCGCTTGTATGGCAGAATCACAAAAATGCTATAATCCTAAGTTCTTTAGTTCCTTCATTAAGAAGTTAGCTTGTCAGCTTAATCACTACATTGAAAACATCTGTGCCTTATGGGATATGGTTCAGTGTATGGGTGAATACCTAGCAACTATTGGAGATATGGGTACAGTTCAAGTAAACTATGCTAGAAACTCTGCTGTATCTTCTGCTACGTTCCTTTACCCTATCACCAAAGAATATGATGTATCTCTTTACATGGATTCAACTACAGGTGTTGACTTTGATAGTGATGACAAACGTAGAAAACTTACAGACAGAAAGTATAGAGTATACATTAGATGGTGTGCTGATGGTACAACACTTAAAGCCAATGAAGACAACACAATGCAGTTTGTGGTATATCATAGTGGAGAAAATTACACAGATGATATGCTTAAACAGCGTTCAGTCCATTGGCAGATGACAGGAGTTACTGATGGTGCTATGGAAATGAGTGACACACTTATTATTCCTGAAGGTCAGTACATTAAAGTCAGAGTAGTTCCTGATAACAATGCAAGTGGTGTGTTTAGGGTTCACCAATTTAAGGTTGAATACGTTCCTGTGGTAGATGGTAAGGACTTACCTGACTGTCTCAAGTTCACAGAAATTCCTAAATCAGACTGTGATTGTAAAAAATAAAAAGAGCCTTAATTGGCTCTTTTCTTTTATACTTTTATTCCTAATGGTTTAAATTTAACATAGTGAGGTGATACATATATTATCCTACTAATCCAAGGATGGTGATGTATAAGTACCTTTGACCCTGAGTGGAATAAATTAGGCATAGTACCCTCATCCCTAATGAAGAAGTCATGTATATTAGCACTAGTGCCTACGTAATAACCTGTAGTATAGAGTGAACCTACAAGTGTAGCTCTTCTGATATACTCTACATGACCTTCAACTAGGTATTTTTCTATATCTTCAGCAGAAATCATACTATAACACCTCCTACACTATGTTTCACATGAAACATTCCCTCACATGTGGTATAGATAATACCATCTTTCTCATCTTGTTTGTCTACAAACCAACATCTACCGTAGGCTCTTTCATCATTAAAGATACCACTATGTAGTAAGTAAGGGTCTTCATCTGTTGGAAATGCTTTATCAAGTAATGGTTCATCAGCAATGAAAAGGTAACTAAGTTCTCCTCTAACATCTATAGAAACTAGCATACCATGACACAATTCATCAAATGGGTTACCACTTAATACACCATAACCTTCAATCTTTCTTACTTTACTACCTGACCATCCATCATATAGTTTATATGTACGTAGAACACCAATATCAATCATTACTTCTTACCTCTTATATATCTTCCATATAGAGCTTGATTACCCTTAAGACCTAAAGCCTTTTCAGTATATGCAACAAAGCCTGTTCCTACCATAGTAGGATATAGGCTATTTTGTTCTGCTCTAATATTTTTACGCTTTCTACGAAGCTGTTTCTGCTTCTGTGGATTACGTGTAGATGCAATAGCTTGTCCTAGCTCTATATGCCTCTTCTCAAGCTCAATATAGAGGTCAGAAGCCTTCTCAGGACTAATCTCCTTCACACCAATCTTCATAATACCAAAGCTCCTCTCCGTTACGTTTTAGGATAATATCAACATCACCCTCGTTAGTTCTAGTGTAATTTTTATCATCACAGAGCCATTCACGTATAAACTGATTACGTAACACATAACTATCTAACTCTACTGTATGATAGCAGTTACCTAACTCATCTATACGTTTAAGAACCCATTTCTTCTTTATAGTAGTCATACATACTCCTTGCAATAACTAATCCATTTATTCTTCGCTTTACCTTTGAGTCTTCTCTCAGCCTAGTAAGAACACCTTTTTGGTTAAAGGTAAAATACCGATAACCTATAAGCATCTGTGTGACATCATGAGGAAGTATAAGTCTTTCCTTATTATCTAGGAACTTTTGGCTGATATACCAATCCATAATGTCACTAGTAAATTCCTTATAGGCTTTAGTTGAGTAGCTTCTTCCTGTAATCTGCTTATACATATCTCTAGCTGAATCAGGAACACAAGGTATAAAGTCAATCCTAACCTCTAACTCATTGATATAACTAAAGTCAGATGCTAGTTGATAAGCTGTAGCATACTTAATCCCATATACCTTCTCAAACTCATAGAAGTGTCTAGCAATCTCAGAAGTCTTCCATCTATAGAAGTTATCTTTAGGTAACTTATCAAGGAAGTCACAAGCTACAGCTAGTAGAAATTCTCCTCTAGACAGTCCTGTGATACCTGTCCTAGTTAGTGGAGTATGATACTTGTTTTCTACTATAGTTGTTTCCCTATTAAGGTACTTGGCCAGTTTATGTAAGTCTTGTAACTCAAATACCTCTTTCTTGTTAGAATACCGTCTAACAATCGTAGTGTCTCCTACAAGCCTATAGATGAGCACAGTGAGCAGTTTATCTCTTAAGGGTACTGGATGATTATTAAGAGTTCTAATCATCACCTGTGACATGTCATCAAGGTATTTTAGGTTGTTAGGGTAGTGTCTACGTGCTAGAGGTCTATTATTCAGTTCTACAAGACCATACTTATGCTCAAAGGCATCTCTTCGCATGAGTATGTATTCTTTGAAAGTTGTAAGGTTTACTTGCATGTCTTCCTCCTAGGTATGCACAATGTCTTAGCTAAAGTCAGCAAAAAATGAAAAATTATAGAAAGGATAAAATAATTTATGAATATAGGCACGCTATTCAAACTAATGGAGATATATGAAACTAGACATTGTGCACACTTAGGAAGGAGCTATGCTCCTCCTAGAAAGGAATAAATATACCATCAAGGCAAAAATCATGACCGAGGGAATTACCCTCACAGAAGTAATAAGGATATGAGAAAGGAATCAGGCTTAGTGACTGTTACTTACACAAGTGAACTAGCTTACTTATTACCTCTGTGAGAATAATAGCTGAGTTGTTAATTAGAAATAATTTCTTTCCTTATTTGTTTTAAAGTTTTCTCAGCTACATCCTCTTAGACTAATACCTTTTTAGGTGGTTAGTTACTCTGCATCAGACCAATCGTCATCATCATCTTCATCATCAGAAGTTACATCAGCATCTTCTTCATCATCTGAGTCTTCTAGTGTGAAGTAGTTGAATACATTCCATGTAGGTTTGTCATTGTAAGGTTCACCTTCAGCAATGATGATTCCTACATATTTACCTTCCAATTCTGATTCTTCAACAGCTTCTTCACCTTCAAGACCACAAGCCTTAAGGATGTTGAATAGCTGTTCACGACCAATCTTATTGTCAATGATTCGTCCTGTAATTGTCTTAGGTGAGTTCTTACCAAACTCTCCCTTGAATACAATTTCAAGCATGTCTAGACCTGATTTAGATACCTTCTGAGTTACTCCTTGGATAAGAGCCTCATATTTACCTGGTACGTAGACTGTTTCTGCTTTTTCTGTTGGTTTAATACGGATTGCTACCATTATTCTTTATCTCCTTTTAGTTTTGACTGAGTTGTTCCATCTGTAAGACCTACTAATAATTCCCATGTAGCATTAGTTACTGTGTCAGGGATAGCCAAGTCAGGCTTACGTGTCACCTTAAGTGTATAGATAGGGTTACCTGCTAAACGTACTTGATAGAAGTCTTTAACCTTCTTCTCACCCTTAACTACCTTAGACTTAGTTACACGCTCTGTGTGACCAATGATACGTGCTGATGCAGTCAAGTGACTAGCTAGTGAAGGCATTAAGTTAGGGATTACTTGAGCAGGAACATCTTCATCTACAACATCTTCAATATTGATAGACTTTTCTTGACAGATAACATACACGTTCTTACCTTCATAAGATAGGCTCACAAGCTCATCAATAAAGGCTTTCAATAGTGTATTAGCCTCACCATACATAGGCAATGTCATCTTCTTAGAATTAGCTGACTTCATTAGGTATTTGTAACAAAGCTCTTGAACATTAGTCAAATGGTCAACAGCAATGCTGTCAAAGTCTTTAGCATAAGACAAAGCTTCTAATACATCATCCCAAGTAACACACTCAGCTACGGAGAAACGGTCATCTTGTGACACAGAGGCTAAGCCTTTATCTGTATCAAGGATAAGTACATTCCCTGGTAGAGTGTTAATAAATGTAGTCTTAGAACTACCTGGTTTACCATACAATACAGTTAATGTATGTAAGCGTACCTTGTTAAGTTTTTTAATCTTCATGGTTTTCCTCCTTACTTACCAGTAGAACCATATCCACCTCGGTCTTTATTACCTAGGTGAATTACTTCTACAAATCTTAGAGTTGGTTGATTCTCCAAGATTCTGAATTGACATAATCGTTGACCTTTTTCTACCCTACCATCTTTGGTAGCATAGAACTTAGCACCCCAATAGTCATTATCTCCACAGAATGAATTGTCAATAATACCCATACTGTTTGTGAGTAATAGCCCTGTGTGTTGGAAAGTGCTTGAGCGTGGTAGAAGATGAGCCTCAAAGCCTTTAGGTAGCTCCATAGCCACACCAAAGTCAATAATAACTGTGTCTCCTGCCTTATACTCAATCTCTGTGTTAGATGCTAGGTCAACCCAATCACCTACACTAATATGTTTAATAGGACTAACTAAGTCATCCCTAGTTTTAACCTTAATTACATCTTCGTGATGCCATACCTTATAGGTTACAAAGAACTTACCTACAAAGTACAGAGCAATCATAAGAATGATGACTAATTCTGTCTTTGTCACTTAGATGACTCCTCCAGTTCTTTAATTAACTCATCTACTAAACTAATCATGTCTTCACAATAAGTTACATAGTATGTTTTTCCTGTTGATTGTGAGGCAAGTCTTACAAATAGGTACTGCTTGTGAGAAAAGTCTTTCACTTCACCAGGAACAACTAAGTAAAACTTCCCTGAATGATGGATATTGCCCTCTTGTTCTTCCTTAATAGCTTTTTCTAGGAATACTTTAGCTTTCTTAAGGTCTTCAATACCATTTTTATATTTGTATCTCCACACATACTTCACAGCAGATGCAATCAATGGGTCAAGTCCTGCTTTTACCCAAAAATCCCAACACTCTAACTTATTTTGTGTGTATCGTTTAGGGTTTACAATATCCTCTTTCATTTGTCCTCCCTAGTTATCACATATACATAAGCTAATATTAGTAAGCATAGTAAAAACGTAGCTGTGTTATCATCCATTGTCTAACTCCCTTACCCTTACCTTAAGCTCAATAAGGTCATTCTCAGCTCTTAGAAGCTCTACATAGCGTTTAGCTGATAGTGACACAGAGGTTACTCCATCAATACCTGCAACAAGGTCTTTGAAGTTTCTTTCACCTTCTATATCACGCTTAGCAATCCTATCTTCTAGATACCTATTAGACTGTTTATACATCTCAATGTCTTCTTCAAGCTTGTGGTTCTTATAAATCTGAATACAAAACATAGCTACAGTAACAGCTAGTAGAAGAATACAAAGTGCAAAATCTTGATTCATTTACTAAACCTATAGTGCTTCACTAAGAAGCCTTCACCTTTCATTGTTACTACAACATTATCATCAATAAGCTTATCAGATAATCCTGTGTAGAAGGTATCTCCCTTAAAGTCACCCTCTATATAGCTCACAACAGCTTCATCACAGTGAGCTTCAAATTGTTTGAAGGTATTAGCACCTCCAATAATCCACATGTCCTTATCACTATCATTATAGAAGTCTATTACCTCTTTAACTGAATGAGCAATATACACATTAGCATCATCATAGCCTTCAATCTCATCTCTGTGAGTTAAGACAATGTTGATTCTATTTCTTAGTGGCTTACTGCCTATAGACTTCCAAGTTGAATAGCCCATAACAATAATACCACCTGTTGTTTGGTTTTTAAAATAGTTCAAGTCTGACTTGTTAGACCAAGGTAGTTTACCTTTATTTCCAATCAAACCTTTACTATCTTGTGCCCAAATAAATTTAACCATTATTTTCTTTCCAATAGACAATAGCTGTATAATAGAAGCTAAGACCCATTTCACTAGCAGATAAACTTATCCTTACATCTTCTTTAAATCTGATAAATCTATTTATATCATCTTCTAGTGAAAATCTATCATCATTTCTGAATATTTTACATTTCATATAAAGTAAAGGCTACACAGACTATCCATGTAGCCTCCTCCTTAATTAGTCTTCTACTTGAACTAGGAAAGCTTCGTGGTTGAATTGAGGGAAACGTTCCTTAATTTCATCCATTGTGAACTTACCTACTTTGTCTGTACCTTTACCTAGTACATCAGATTCTTCTGTGAACCCTGAAAGTTCTCCATTTGCATTGATAGCAATGTAAGGAGCTTTTACATTACGTGGTTTCTTACCAATGTAAATAACATAACGTGGTTCAGAAGAAGCTTTAACTTCTTCTTTGTCTTGTGCACCTGTTAGGTCAATACCTAATGCTTGTGCAAGGTTGAGTAGTAATTCTTTATTGTCAGCCATGATGCCAACCTCCTTAAAATATTTTGTAGAGGGTTTAGTGTGATTTTCTCTACCACCACATAAATAGTTTATCAAAAACGTGTTACTTTGTCAATACCTTTTTTAAATTTTTTTGAAATTTTTTTCAACAAATTCATCAAGGTCTTCTGTAATGTCTCCAATATACACTTTATAGAAGTAGTCATACACGTTAGGTTGTCGTTTAGTTGGAGGAATATACAATCGTAAATCAGGATTTTTAGCAATCATTGAAGATAACTCACAGAATTGTTCATACATGTCCTCACAACGGAATTTATTGTAGTTAAATTTAACATGCTTAACTCTATAGGCTCTACCTACAAGCTTCTCTTTAGGGTTTACACACTCAAATGAGAAGTCTTTAACCTTATAACCTAAATTGGTCATAACCTGCATATACATGTTTGCTTGTAGGCTATACTTAAGTTTATCCACTTGTGGTGCTTCACTGTAGGTCTTATAGTCAATTAGAGACACAGTTCCATCACCATTGTCAATCACAGCATCAATATAGCCAATGAACTCATGACCATTAGGTAGGTCAACCTCAATCTTCTTCTCAGTCTCAATGACTTTAGAGAAGTCTACAGTCTCTCCACTACTTAGGTAACGTTCAATAGCCAATAGACCTGTCATTCGTGCTTCATCAGAGAAAGGTGAATGTTCATGCACAGATAGTGCTAGATGCTTTACCTTCTCCTCAGAAAGCTCTCCATTGTGGTCAGCCATAATCTCCATAGCTGTGTGGAAAATAGTACCTCTATCCATGTACTTAGTACGTGAAGGGTCAGGTAGTTCTTTATACTCAGCTATGTATTTACACCAATGTTCCCAAGGATTTTCTAGGTAAGTATTTAATCGTGATACACTAAATCTCATAAGTAAATCTCACTTTCTGTGTCTTTATAAATTGAATATACTTAGTGTTTACTTGAACAGTATATAACTGCTTTAGTTTTTCATCTAAAATAACTATAGATAAAGGATTACCCATAAAGAAATTATGTTCCAAGTCACTCTTTTCCTTATCAGTCATAAAGCAACTCAAGCTCTCATTACTACCTAATTTTAGGTAAACCTCATATAAATTATTACTTTCTTCTCCTAGCTTCTCTAGTAATATATCTGCCTTAGAAGAAGTATCATAAGCAACTGTCATAATCAGTCCTCCAATTCTTTAGCAAATTGCCAAGCCCATGATAAAGGAGACTCCTTAATCTTGTCTTCTGTAAGTTGTTGCACAGTCTGTCTTGAGTGCTTAATGAGCTTATCCATAGATAGATAGTCATGAGTATCTAAGAAAACTTCTCCTGAACAGTTTACAGCTAACCTATTATACATACCTTTACCCACAGGAATAGCTACATAATAGTATGTTTCTTTCACAGTGTAACCATTTTCCCAAGCATCAATGAATGTAATTCTATTTCTACTTGACTTGAACCATTCTTTAATTTTAGGTAAATCTGACTGTCTTGCATAGTTATATAAGCAATACTTATCTACTAGGAAGCTTCTTACAAAGTCTACATTTGTCAATTTACAATAATCAATCCAATGAGCAATATAGTCAGGAATTTCTACCTTCTTTACCTTAATAGTATTCTCCATTGCTTCATCAAATCTACCTTGCTCATAACCATCATGGTATGTTTTTAACATAACATCACTACCAAGTTCAGAAAGAATTTCTTTAGTCCATATAATTCTAGAATTATTGTCTAAACCTTCTATTCTTCTAATTACTTTCTTAAGAGTAATATTGAATTTTCCACTGTCATATACCATAAACAACCTCCTTACTTGTTATCTAAGTGAAAAATTAAAGTATCAAATCTCATTCCTAGAGATTCATCAACACTTGTACGCTGTGTACGTTCTGTGTTAAGTTCTTTACGTAAGCTCTTTACCTCATGGTCTAATTCATTCATCCTCTTCCAACTCAGACAAATCACTAGAATTGCTACCAATGTCAGTAACCCACTTACCATAAAGAACAGCTTTGAGAACATCTTTCTCATTGTCTTTTGTGATAAATCCACTGTTATCTAATTCCTTTACTGTATCTACCACACCAAGATTTTCCTTCTTACACTTAAGTATAACTCGTGCAACCTTAGTGTCTAGTGTAGGTATACCCTCATCCACATATTTGAATAGGTCTACCTCAAAAATGTTAGATAGCTTCTTTAGATTAGAAGGAGAAGGCATATTTTCTCCCTTTTCCCATGTTGCTATCCTAGAGTTACCAACGTAACCCATTCTTTTTGCTAGTTGCATTTGTGTCATTCCCTCTGAAATGCGCAACTCTCTTATCCGTTTTCCCAATACGCTCACTTATAGTAAACCCTACTTTCTTTTCATCTTTTCTCATAGGCTTAGAGATAACCTCTTCCTTTGAGATAAAGTCAGTGTACTCAGGGTAACTATTCTTAAGCTCATCAACTACTTCAGAGGATACTGTGAACTTATTAGGTTCTACAGTCCATCCTGTGAATCCATTGTCATACTTACATAGGTAGTGACCTGAAGGCAGTTTAATGTAATAAACTTCCTTAGTGTCATTCTTAAGTGTATATGCTCCACAGAGGATTGCTCTACCTACTCTATCAACAATATCATCTATATCAGAAAAGTTTTTACCTTGCATAAGGTCTTTTCTCCAAGAGATAAACTCAGTAGTCTTAGCTTTAAGTACATAGTTTAGATAGCCAAGAGCACTAACTTTTTCTTCTACCGTACTCTTACCAACTCTATCTACAAAACGTGCTTCATAATAATCTAGTTCAGGAATTTCTACCTCAACTTTTACTGTCTTAATGCTTGATTCAACTTCATTCTTAGTATCATCTACTGTGTTATTAAGTCTTTGCTCTACTTCTTCACCTTTTGCTTCCTTATAATCATCAGCATAATAATCTTTTACTTTGCCAATAGAGTCTGACCTAATTGTTGAATAATCTTCTGTTAAAAACTTGTTTAGTGTGTGATATGAAATACCAATAGCTTTGCATAGCTCAGCTTTCGTCATAGTTTCTAAACTCTTAAGTAATTTTTCTTTCATTTTAAATCCTTTCTTTATTACGTATACTAGTATACATCATTATCGGATAATTGTCAATAGAAAAATTGAGAAATAATTAAAAAATTTTAATTATTTCCCATCTTCTTTAAGTTGGTCTGTTAAACATGCACTACATGGAGTAACTTCATAGCCTAGAAACATTGCTAAAACCTGATTTGCAATACGTGATTGCTCAATAAACACAGATTTAACATCATCATTGGCTAGGTCTACTTGCCAAGCTTCAAAGGAAGTGATTACAGCCACTAGAACATGCTTTAGCAAGCACCAAAGGTCAGGGTTACCCATTTCATTGGCTTGGTTCTTAAGAAGCACCATAGCTCTCCTACGCTGTTCTGTGACCTGCTGTAGTGCATTTGTAATTTGATGCACACGTTCTTTAGTGTCATACACAGCGATTCGGTCTTCTTCAGTTTGGTCTTCCTGTCCTTGCTTATACCAATACTTAATTTGGTCTTCATACTTACGCACAAGAATTTCCATGTGGTATTCACTAGCTCCTAAGTGCATAATGTTTGTGATAATGTCTTCTGTGATTCCCACAGAACTATTCTTATTTACTATTACCATTTACTAATCCTCTATAGTAATACCTCACAAAGTAGGTATTCTTTGTCAATTTAAAGGCTCTTTCATAAAAAGCCAATGCCCTCTCACTTGTGAAAAACTTGTGCTCTTCAACAAGCTTACCATCAAAATACTCCTCAACTATAAACATCTTCTCGGTATCCATTACTAATAATGAATCTTGCTAGTGCTTCTGATTCCTCTGAATGAGTAGGGTAGTGAATAATAAGCTGTTCACTCTCATCACCAAAAGCATAAGTGAAGGCTATATTGTGAGATACATACTGTGTCTTCATGTGAGTTACAGCAACCATTCGCCTTACTGCAAAGTTAATCTTAGCAGGAAGCCTAAAGTTTAGCTTGTAAATCTCATCATAGCTAGGGAAGGAAGGTATCTTAGCCTTATACTTACGATTAAGATACCTAATTCCCTTGATAAAGAAAGCAAGTACGTATTCCTCACCGTCTACACCAATTTCATAGCAAGGGTCATAGTCAATTTGTTTTTGTATGTAATGCTCAGGGTCAAGTTTAAAACATTCCCTGTTGAAAGCTCTTAGTTGTAAGTAGTCTTTCTTTGAGTAAGCAGGTTTATCATACAAATACATCAATGTCCTCCCCAACATTGAGAAACTTCTACATCTGCAATAATAGGTATAGGTTTCTCTAATCCTTCTAATATTGAAGGATTTTCCATCATTTCTTTTAGTACAGGAACAAGCTCATCTACATAATCATCTCTAATCTCAAAGAGAATCGCATCATGCACAGAGCCTAAAACATTGAACCTAGAGTGGTCAAGCTCTTTACTGAATACAATGTCAGCTAAAGCACTAGTACACAAGTCAGAACCAAACCCTTGTACTGGTGAGTTAATTGCTTGTCGCTCATCTGCTGAGCGTAAAGCAAAGTTATTACTGTGAATATTCTTAAACCATCTTTTTCTTCCAATAGGCGATTTAATATATCCATAAGTGCGAGCATAGTCCTTACACTCTTCATGCCATGTAAGTAGTGTAGGGTAAGCATTAAAGAAGTCTGCTCGGATTTTCTCACTATCCTCTTGTGTAAGGTCTAAACCATAATTTTTAGCATACTGAACAAATGTCTTAGCCATCATTCCATAGAGGAATCCAAAATTACAGTTACCTTGAATAGAGACTTTACCATTATGTCTGATTACAATGTTATGCTCAGGAACAGTCACACAGTATACATTATGGTTAGCTCTGTGGTGAGTTCTCAAGTCAATATGTCTACTTTCAAACCTACTTAGAGGAGACTTACCCATATTATAGGATAGTACCCAAGAATTACTAGTATTACCTATTTCATCATTATGCTTAAGTAGTCTAGCTCTTATACCTGACTGAATAGCCATAATCTGCATATACTCTAATGTTTTAAGACTCGTAGAGCTTACTATAATAAGGTTTGTATGGTTTACATGTCCATCCCAATAACTAGCTTCTTCAAGGTACACAAGAGGGTTTAGTTCTGTCAGAGAAGGTTTTAATAAGTCTTTATTTACATCACAATAGCGTTTCATAAGGCTTACATACTTGAAGTCAGATATTACAAAGTAAGTTATTTCTAACTTTCCTTGAACTTTCTCATAGTAATCAATACCAATTCTTTCAATAAGCTCTCTAAACCTATTTATTTTACGCTCTTTAGTAAATCCAAACCTAATTTGTGCCTTAGTTCTACTATAAGAACCATCAGCTACAAAACAAGCAATAAGTCTTGTTAAATCATCATCAATAAAATTACTCTTATCATAGTTATAGTATCCTGCATTTACCCAAGCATATTTTGATTGTCCGTGACCTGCAAGGTCTTTAAATGGTACTTTCTTCATATACTTTTTACCATTACTTACTTGAATAATACATTCATGGTCTGGTGTAAGTCTAAGTGAAGTATTTTCATTTTCAAACGTACAAATCTTCTGATTAGGTATCATTCTAAAGTCTGAAGGTTGAGCATAACTAATCTCTTGTGATTCAATATTGTATTGAGCCACAGGAGTTATACCATCATACATTCTAAACTCTACAAAACCATTTTCTGTAAGTATTTCAGTATCTCCACTAAAGCAAGACTTAGACTGTGTACGCTTCTTTTTCTGCTCATCATGGCTTAGGTTACTTGTATCACCAAAAAGCAATTCAGTAGTCTTACTATGTAGGTCACTGCCTGATTGATAAGCATGTTGCATATTCTCATCACCTGATAACCAACTAGCTACACGAAGTTCTAATTGGCTATAATCCTGCTCTATCAGCTTCCATCCAGGTCTAGCCTCAATAAGATTACGTACATAACTGTCTTTCGGACACTGCTGAAGATTTGGATTGCTACATGTAGTTCTTCCTGTTCTAGCTGTAATGTTAAAGCTAGGGTAAATCCTGCCATCTACTTGTAGACTTTCCCAAGACTCAATAAATGTAATGAGTTTTGAGATACGCTTATATTCAAGTAAGGTGTCTACACACTCATTACCTACATAGTTAGATAAGGTGTCAATTCCTACTGAAGGTGCTCCTTTTTCAGTACGCTCCATTACCTTAAGTCCTTGACCATAACCAATGACTACAGGTTTGAAATGTTTCTGCAAGTTTACACTTACTTTGAAAATGTATGGATTCTTTTCAACATATTCTTTCTTGAAGGCATTAGCCTCTTTCCTTGTAGAAAATTCTCCTAGTTCTATGGACTTACCATCAACTGTTTTCTCAGTAACCTTAAATGTATCGTCTAACCTCTCACCGTCTTGTCTATACACAGGTTCATCTTTCTTTGTGAATAAGATGCTGGCAACTTGTTCATTTGAGTTCCAGTTAATGTCTCCATAAAATAAAAGCTTTTCCTTGTAAGGTCTTAGGTCTTCCTGTAACTTTTCAAGGACTTCATGTCTTTTAGGACTGATAGGTACTCCACCTTTTTCAATCTCAAAGTAAGCCTTATATGCTCTCATCTCATGCTTGAATACCCTAAACAGTTCTTCTTTTCTGACTTTCTCTTTGAAAATCTTCATAAGCTTCATAGGGTATATGACATCATCAAGGGCATAACTTTTCAACTCATCTGTGATAACTCCTGTCTTAGCTTGTTTAGAAATATCATAGTCTACATGGAAATACTTTCTAGTAAGTCCTTTAAGGGTAAGGTCTTCCTCACCACAGATATGAGCCAATACTAAAGTGTCAATGTGAAGGTTAAGTGATACTCCAGTCTTTTCATACAAGAATAGCAAGTCAAACTTACCATTGTGAGTAACTAGCTTACACTCTTTAAGCTTTTTCATAAGCTTGAGCTGTCTTTTAGCTCCTAGCCTATTCCAGTCAAAGAACTTTCTTGTATACTTACTTGTTTCTGTGCTAGTAAATCCTATCTGAATAGAAGTTATTTCATTTCTGTGTCTATCAAGTCCTGTAGTCTCAATATCAAGGCATACTAGTTTTTCTGTATTGATTAAATCTAACATCTACACACCTAGAGCGTAGGCTCTCTCTAGGTATAACATCCTAGAAGCCTTTCTTATTGCTTGATTTCTCTTACGGACAATCACAGGTCTTTCTCCATCTTCACAGTCAGCAAAAATGTCTGGTACAGGAGGTTCTTCCTTCTTAAGATATTTTTCAATAAGTTCTGCATAGCCTGGTTTATCTTTAAACCTTGTAATACCATTAGTATTATTCACAGCATACCATTGAAGCCATGTAGCCTCTTCCTCAGATAAGCAAGGAAAGTTAGGTATAAGGTCAGCAGGAGGCAAACGTAGCTGTCTGATAGCTCCTGCAACACTTGACCGTCTAGGTGTCTTTGTGATATAGGTGTAAATATAATCCTCAAAGTGCATCTCTCTGCTTTGTAGGTCTGCATCAACCAATTCAATAAAGGTCTTATACACTTCAGAATTGGACTCTTCCATACACCTATCATACCACTTAGGAGTTCTATATTCTTTAGGGAATCTAGGCATCAGACTTCTCCTTTTTGCTTATCTTACCGAAACTAGCTTCCTTCTCCTCGTAGTCACTCTCATCTTTTCGTGAGTAAACCTTACAGCCCATGTTATCATCAACCACAAGGTCATAGACATCTCCTGACTTGTGATTACGGAAATAAGTAGTAAGTCTACTTGAATTGTGAGTTTTACGTTGAAGGAGAATCATAGACTCATACCAACCTTCAATGAAGGCAGAACCATACATATCAGAGGTCTGAATCTTAGCTCCTCGCTCTAGTTTTCTACTGTGGTGAATCAGCATTACAGCGCATCCTGTCTCCTTAGAAAGTCTTGATAGAATCTCTAAACGCTCTACAATATCTTGGTGACGGTTAATATCACCACTACCAAAGAGCAAGTACATAGGGTCAATGATTAAGAGCTTAACTTCTAGCTCTCTAATATCATTTACTAATTTATACATGTGCTCCATGTTGATATTGTCATCCACAAAGTATATTGGAGGAGGTGTTTCACTTCCTGTGATAGCATAAATCTTATGCTGTTCCATAGACAAGTTATTTTCACCCTGTAGGATTAGTACAGCTCCTTGCTTAACCTTTCTACCGTCAAAAGGTTTACCTGTAGCCACAGCACAAGCTAGGTTTAAGGCAAAGGTAGACTTGAATGACTTAGAAGGTGCTCCAATAATACCTACAGAACCATTTTCCCAAAACTCTTCAATCAACCAAAAGTCTGTAGGGTCAAAAGGTTCAATATCGTCAACACGGACAATATTCACAGATGTACTACGCTTCTTACCATTCTTAGTAACAGTTCGGAGTGATTTTCCTCCTTGCTCTTCAATCTTGAATTTCTTACTTAGTCTTGTGTAAGTAGGTTCTACTTCCTCAGCATCTTTCTCTTCCTGTTGAGTCTTAGCAAAAGCACGATTGACTTCTGCATCTACAGTCTCATCTGTAAACTTAGCCTTATCATCAGGTGCACTTAGTAGGACAAACTTAACTTCTTCCTTACTTGCTCCATTGATAATCATTTTACGCTCTAGCTTCCAAGCCCATTCAGAACGGTCTACAGCTAGTTTGTGAGCAAATTGTTTAGTGACATTGTACTTGTCTAGTAGTGTGTCAAGGTCATACATCTTGAAAGGTATTTCCTCATTCTTCACTGTTGACTGTGCTGTAATGTCTACATCTTCAAGATGCTTCATAAAGTCACGTTTACGGTAAACTGTACCTTCACCATGCATACCACTAACTTTAAAGTCTGTAGCATACTTGTGATTTACACTTCCAGGAATACGGTAAAGATGCACAATGTCAACTCCACAAGGGTCAAAGTCATATTTCTTTACTAACTTTCTACAGAGAATTTCATGCTCTTGTGGATTAACCTTGTTATCTAAAATCCATACACCTTGATACTTACCAGGACTAGTTTCCCAATAGTAACTAGGAGGTAAATCTGTAGGGATAGGTGCTCCGTCAATATCTTGTGCAATAATGTATGTATCTTCTGCATTAGTCTTTTTACGCTCTTTACCTCCTGTAGGAGTAAATGAGATATAAAGGTCATACTTATCACGTAAAGCCTTAACTTGTGAGCCAATATGCTTTACATAATGTTTAGCTTGCTCAAAGTCTCTTGAAAATCTATCCTCAAACTCAGGGTCTTCCTTAGTCTTTCTTTCAAGATAGAATTTCTTGTTTACTCCAAAGTTTACAAGGTCATTCTCACCAAAGTTTCTTTGCAGTAAGGTTATAAATTTATTCTGCTTTTTCACAAACTACCTCCTTGCACAAAATACCCTAATCTATGGTCAGCTCCTTCAGGAATTGTAAGCCTAATAGATTCTCTCTCATAGAAATTAAAGGCTTGCCACAAAGGTTCTAGTGTGCTTCTTACTCGCTCTTTAGGTGAAAGTATCCTTAACACACGGTCAATAACCTTGTTTGATTTTCCACGTAAAAATCGTCTTACCCAAGCAAGTAAATGCTTCAACTTACCTACTGTGTACTTGCAATCTTTAGCAACTTCCTCTAGGTCAACCTCAGAGAAAAGCTCATCTGATTCTACACAGTCATTCACAAGTTTAGCCGATAGGTGAAATAATTTGTTGTGCTCATTCTTAGGAGTAAGTTCTTCAATAAGCCCTAGCTCCTTAAGGAGGTTAAGGTTGTTAATGTAAGTCCGATAGTTTACATTACCCATAGACTCAATAAGGTCTTGTGGTGATGCTATCAACTTATCATCTTTTCCTAGCTTGTGATAGGCTGAGTTAAATAACCCTAGAAGCTGTGTAGCTCGTAAAGGCAATTTCCATTCTGTAAGCCAATGACTTTGGATATAAATATAGTCATCTACAGCAAGCTCTTTGTATAAACCTGTGCTTACCTTCAAAGTACGCTTACAGAAAAAGTCAAAAGTCTTTTCACTAAAACCTTTCTTCTCAAAGCGTGTAACTAGCCCTAACTTCTCAAGTCTTGTGATAGAGTTAGATATAGTTGCAGAACTACAACCGAACACTTCAACTAGTTGCTGATTGTTGTAGTGTGAATAAACATCTTGTGAGTCTTTCTTAGCAAACCCACACAAAAAAGAGTATAAATAAATATCCATAAGATTCTTGATTCTATCATCATGGAACATTTCAGTATATACCTTAAAATACATGATACACCTCTCCTCGTATTTGATAATACCATTCTATCACAAAGAATTATAAATAGCAATACCTTAAATTAAAAAATTTTTGATTATGTATACTTTTGATGGTAATAATAATTATCTAATAATTATATATAATAATAACTAGGTATTACTACCATCAAAAAAGTACATATACAGAATTTTTAGAGCTTTTACTTGACCTTATCCTTAGACTGTGATATTATATATTTAGTACATGAACACCAAAGGGTAGCCCAAATCAGGGCTATCCTTTTTTGTCATGCTTATAATTCTTCATCAGGAACATAGTAACCACGTAAGATATAAGCCAATTCAGGATAAGTAGAGAATGATACTCCGTCAGTGTAAGCCTCATCAAGGTAAGACAATAGTTCATCTCGTTCATAACCAATCTTTACATAGTTATTAAAGGTGATAAGAGGATTCATTGTATCAGACTTATTCATTTCTTCAAAGTATTCATTCGCTGATGCAAAGTTTCCAGATTCATCTTTCAATGATTTATGTTTAGCTCCTTTTTGTGGAACTCTAATATAGCTAGATACACTTTCTGTAGAGCTTAGACTTGAGGTTTCAGTTTTAGTAAACTTCTTTACTTTAGGTAAACGTTTAGCTTTATACTTCCAACCACTTGTATCTTGTTTAACAGCCCACTTGATAAACTTGATAAGTCCATTAGTGTTATACTCATAAGCTTCTAGATTGATAAACTCATCTGTGTGATGCTCATTCATATAACTTGCTGATACATTCACAATAGGCTTATCAAGATGCTCACCTAACACAGCAACATCTGTATAAGAACCTGTAGCCATTGTGTAAGTCTTTTCAAGTTGTTTAAAGATTTCAGGTTGACTTGTAGGGTCAAAACTATAGGTCACCATTTCATGCCAAGATTCTTCGTGAACTCCACGGTCAATCTGAATAAGCATAGTAGCCTTTTTTAGCTCCTCTAGAGCGTTTTCTGCAACAGCAGTACGTGAACCTACACAACCCACTTCCTCGTCCGTAGTGAAGAGAATATGAGGTTTTAGACCCATTGAAAGAATATCTAGGATAGTTTTAACTCCTACACGGTCATCAGCACCTAAACAATCAATGCTATCTTTGTGCTCAGGACTTAAGAGGATATAACGTTCAGTCACAAGAATATCTTGAACTTCAGGAGTTTTTTCTTCTTCTGTGTATTCCTTATACCACTTGCTATTATAACCATAGTCATACTTTGTGTTATAGTAACTTTTCTGCTTAGTGTTAATTGTATCTAGGTGTGCAACCAATCCAACTTGATTATCAAGAGGACTGATACCCATAATCATATAATCTGTAACTGTCACAGAATACCCATAGTCTAATAGAATACCTGGCAACCACTCTAGCATCTGTGATTGAGTTTTAGTTAATACATCAATAAAATTGTAAGTTTCTTTATTTTTCATATAAATTCTCCTTAAATCATGAACCATTAAAAGTCCATTTATCCACACTGTATTCTTTAATAATTTTGCCAAGTAAGCCATATCCACTATGACTTACTTTTTCTTGTAGCTTAGTTTTTGTACATAGACTTTCTATCAAGTAAATTCTTTGTTTTTCTTCAGAACCTAGCTTACTAAACATATATCTGATAGGCACTTCATTTTCAATGTAGTCTTTAATATCATCAAAGCCAATCTTATCAAAAATGTTACGTTTTGTACCAAACTTAGAGTATTCATTATTACCTTGGTTAGCCCAAAAGCAGAAATAAGAGTCTGTATCACTTTGGAAGTATTGCTCACAGTCAATATTCATTCCATTTACACTAGAAAAGTCTTCAACCCTCTTATTAAATACAATACATAGTAAAATTGTAGTAAATTCATAACAAGCTTTAGCTCTTGTTCCTGAAAAGTCTGCATAGCTTCCTGCATGACCAATATCATTACCTTCTCTTAAGAAGTAAGTACGTAAAGCAGGCTGTAAAGTGTAATTACCATGTCTGTAATAAGTTGAGTAACCTTTAAGATATTCAAAACCTAAATGCTTCAAAATAAGGTGTGTATCAGCTCCTGCTGAACTACTAGACTGATTACATGACCCATTAAAAGCCCATTTATCAACTAGGTAAGGGATTGTAAAGTCTTTTAGGTCAATCCATAAGTCTTTACAGCGTACATCACTATCGTTAATGGTAGAAGAAAAATCCTCATTATACCAATCATTCCACCAACGCTGAACCTCACCAAAATGACGAACCTCCTCATCTGTGTAGCTGATTCCTGCTTTTTTCAACTGTTTAGCAAGCTTAGGTGCATTGTTTCCTTCTACTAGGTCAAGTCCAAAATAATCTTTAACCATAGACTTATAAGTAAATCTCTTTAGGTTAGGATTACTCTTAAGGATAATACTTTCAAACTTATTACTGATATAATCTGCATACTTATGATATGCACTATCAGCCTTATCAGAATAAACATCTGTAGCTCCTGCTCTTTGTAGTAAATATGCAAGAGTTATCCCACAGCTATTAGGTAAGTTTTTTCTCTTAAATTCTCTAACATTAGAAAAAATACTTTCTTTAGATTCTTCTGATTCTGACTGAAATTTCTTACGTATAATTAGTCTGTCTAATCCTTTTAAAAATGCTTCCTTGTTTTGTTTGTACCATTCCTTAACATTGTAAGGTAAAATTCTTTGACTATCTAGTGACACAACTAGCAATGTCAATGGTGAGTAGTAGTGCTCTCCATTATAGGTAAACCCACTTTCACTCCATACATTTTGCATTTCCCTGATTTTATCCACACAATCAAGCTCTCGTAATTGCTCAACAATCTCATCTGACATATCCACAATGTAAGATACACGCTCTTTAAAATCACCTTCTGTGTAAGCAAGATGCTTTTCACTACGAGGCAAACCTTCAATATAAGCATTTACCAATTTATCCAAGTCCTCATTAGAGGTTACCATTTGTACCATATCATTAAATACTGATTCCTCAATCAAGGAAGCTGTTTCCTTAATTTCTACACTAACATCTTCTAACTTCATTTTTCCTCCTCATTTTATAGAACACAAAGCTCTCTAACACCTATCATTTTTCCATGTAGGTAAAATTTTCTTCCTGTGATATACACGT